TCATCAAAATCACATCACCTTTTTCTAAACTTTCTTCAGGTTTTAGCTCTCTAAAATCTAAATCTTTAAAATAATGTTCAAAAAATGGATTGTTTTGAAAATATTCAGGATCTTCTGGACGTTCTCTTGTTTTTAATATGATCCCAAACTCTGCATTGTAATACTCACGTACCAGCTCCCAACAATCGGCAATCTTCCAAATCCAAGGTCTCCCGACCAAGCTTTTTTTATAACTATCAGGCGTGAAATTATTCCATGTTTCTTTTTTAGGGTTGCAGATAAACCACTTTAACCCTGTTCTCGCTGCTGCTATTCGATCTGCTGCACTTGGTATAGGTTCTGTTTTTGGGTGTGAATGAACGACGGCTTCAATAGAATCATGTCCGTATTTATCTTCAATTCTGGCCCAATCAGCAGGGTCTAAAATAAATTGATCTTCTTGATCTTTTGCTAGATTTTTACATTTTTCATATCGTAATTTACCTTTAATATTTACAAGCAGTCCACATCCTTCATTTGGGTAAACTTTTTTAAAATGTTCTAATGCTTGTTGCTTCCACATTAATAAAAGTCACCAACACCAGGAAATTCAGAAGGTAAGATTTGTCTTTTAGGTAAAGCAGTATTAACCATGTCAATGGCAGAGGCTAATTCAAACTCACAAACATTTCTATTTTCAAGTGATTTACGAGCTACAACATATGACTCTTGTGGAAATTCTTGAGTTACGTCAGGCGTTCCATAAGGGTTATCACCTGTAAAGTTTGAATTTGGTAAGTATTTCAATAATGTCCTTATTCGTACTACTCGTGCCCCTACCAAGTCATTACCAGGAGTAACGGCATTAACATCAACCAAGATTGCAGAGAAAGTAGAAAATAAATTACTAACCGTTAGGGTTGGTCTTGGTAATTGTCCATGTCCGTTATATTCAAACCCTGAACATTGAATGGGTAATCTTTGATATTCCTTCGACGGGTTGCCCCAGTGAATCGGAGCATATGCGTTGTTTCCTGTTGTTACTGCGTCAGTCATACCCGTAAAATAATATGTTCCGCTGTCTGAACTTGAGGGCGTTCCATGCAAAGAAGAAACCAAAGTCAATTGGAATAGCTCAATAATTGAACTAGGATTAACAGATTGTAAATCGCTTACTGGTACTGGCATTATGGTTCAAATACTTGCCTAAATGTAGCTGAAATTATAACTCTATTTAAATATGGAATTGATTTTTTCCATCCACCATTGACGACAAATTTATAAGCAGTTGATTCACTAGGAGGAGTCCAGTCGAAAGAAGCATTGTCGTTTGCTCTAGCTGAAAAGAAATCTTCAATCTTATCTCCATCAGCTTTAGAGACATTCCACTTTAAAGACCATTCTTTTGGATCATTATTAAATGAACCAAATTTTAAACGCTGCTCATAATTCCCATCATCGAATTTTACGATTCTTGTATCAGGAGCACTTGATCTGGAAGCGTTATAACTAGGTGTTGTAGCACCTGTTGTAGTACTTAAATCAGTATCATTAAAAGTTGCCATAATTAACGGTAAAGTAGTCCTCCAGGGCGTTTTTGTTGCATTAATTCTGATTGTATAGCTTGAGAGATAGCAAGTCCTAATTGTTCAGCTTGCCCTGCATCACCTTCTACTGACGAACCAGAAGCATCTACGTTAACAACAATATTTGCTCCTCCCATTGCATGATTTGGAACGATATTACCGCTAGAACCTGGAACAAATAATTCTGGGCCTTTTTCTCCAACAACATAAGAAGTTCCTCCTTTAACTGGGCCTCCTGCTGCTTTTCCACCTCCAAAATAACTTGTAACCATTGGATTACTAGAAAGATCTGAGTTGTAAACACTATCTAAGGAATTAGAAGGGCCAAAATTAAACAAACTCAATATTCCTTTCTGTAACTGAGCCGCAGCCATCCTTGCAGCCATATCTAAGAAATGATCTGCAATGCGACTAAACATGTTTCTAAACGCATCTTGAACAGTCATTGTTCCTTGAATTATTCCTTTAAATGATTCACTAAACGATGAACCAATTGATTTAGATAATTCAATAACTTGATATTGTGGACTATTTAATTTTCTTAATTCTGTATTTATATTTTCAACAGCTTTAACAACAGAATAAGAATTTTCTTCTGCCGCTATTCTTATTTCACTATAAAGATCTCTGATTTTTGTCAACTCTTCAATAGTTTTAATATTGCCTTCATCTATTTCTTTGATTTCGGCTGCTTGTCTCCGTTTTACAGCAGGACGAACTCTTGTCGTTCCAGAATCTATTTGATGACCTGAAATAATCGCTTTTTTTTGTTTTTCTAAAGTATCTTCTATTAATTCATTAATAGTAGATTCAACACCTTTCCTTCTTAATGCAAGAGTTAATCTTAATTCTTCTTCTAACGTCATATCTTTATTCAAAGTTTTTATTGCTTGCATCGCTGTACTAATATCATCGGCTTGTGCTACTGCCGAGAATTTTGCAAAATCTCCTCCAAAAGCTTTAGCAAATAAACCTCCAGACTTTCCAAATCGTTTAAATTGTTCTGCAACTTGAACAGCTTCTTCTTTTGTTATTCCTAATGACTTACCTAATCTTGTTATCTCTTTTGCACTAAATCCAGCGTTAAATCCCATACTTTGCATATCTGCGTTTAACTCTTTAATTGATTTTCTAAATGCAACAATTTCTCCTATTTTTTGTGCAGCAGCAGTTGCAATAATTGAACCAGCAAATCCAAATCCAGGGCTTAACGCACCACCCAAAGTACCACCAATACCACCAGCAACAGCAGCAGCAGGGCTTTGACCAAACAATAGAGGGAAACCCCCACCAATCATTCCACTTTGCGCTGCTCCCTTCCATCTACCTCCTACCCCACCAGGAGAAGCTGCCCATCCTCTTTGATTCGCTCCCTTTCCAATTCCCCACCTTTGCATCCTAGTTAAAGGAGCAGGTTGAGGCCCGTATTGATCAGCACTAAAACCTGTAACAGTATTTGCATTTCTTCCTGGTGTTACTATTCCAAGTGCTTCCCTATTTAACCCAATCTTCACTAGTTTTTCATTTGCCCGAAGATGCCTTCTAGCTATAAGCAATCTCTTTTTCTCAATAGCCTCAAGATTTCTGGCTGCTTTTACACTTGGTAGATTTTTAAATTCAGAATCTAATTTGATACGTCTTTGACTTGCTCTCGAAAGAGAAGGACTCCACCCCGATTTATATGGGCCATCCGCAATCATTTTTGCTTCTCTCTGTTCAGCAGCCCTTTGGTTTATAGCTCTATTCCTCATCCTTACTTCTTCTTCTATTGGTGTTCCTTGCTGTCTAATACCAAAAGCTCTATTCTTTGGCCCAATTCTTCCACCTGGAAGCTTAAATAGATTTTGCTGTCTAACAACTTGCTCTTGAAGTTTAACCGTTTCTTTTAATTCATAATTTAAAGGTCGCCATAAACCTGTAGCGTCATAGGCTTTCTTTCCTAACTTATCTAAACCCCCAAGTAATCCAACTATGCCTTGCTTGGCTACTCGATTTATTTGATCTCCAAAAGCCATATAAGCAACAGCCATCGCCGCAGCAGCGACAGGCTGTGCAGAAGCAAGTGCTGATAATTTTGTTAAACCTGCACTTAACGCTCCTGTCTTTACAGTAGCTACCTCTGTTGCTTTACTGAACGGATGAAGAATCGCATTGGCTGCATCTTTCAATCCACCCATTTGATTCTTTAACCAATTTCCACCCATTGCTGCTCCCAGCAAACCCCCACTCAAAACCCTGCCACCGCCTTTCGTGGTCATAAGATTTTTGCCTAATTCAGATTGAAAACCTTTCAATCCTCTTGCACTTTTACTTAATTTATCTATTGATTTAGCTGCTACATCAGCTTCTTTCGCTATCTTTCCAAACCCTCTTTGCTCAATTCGTCCTAAAGTTTTTTCAATACCTTCTAAGCTACGAGTAATACGATCAGTGGCACGTTTTATTGCCTGATCTTCTACTTTAAAAACTATAACTCGGGTATAGTCAGCAGCCACTCCTTTCTAACCCGATAAACTTCACCCTACTTTACCTTGTTTGTACCCGACTAG